AAATGGTAGTTAGCCGAACAAGACGAAAACAAAATTGCCATAAATAACACCTTTGCAACGCCTTTAAACAACGGGCTAACTTTTGGCGCATCCTTTTTTAACTCGGCGTATACCTTAGTTAATTTTTCGACCTTGTCGGCCTTAGGTTTATAGGGTTTCTTTATAAGTTCCATCCGACGTAGTTTGAGGGGTTCGAGTCTGGATACATTCCCGCTTGTTGGTCGGCGTTGTATTCGGGGAAAAGTTGGGGGTAATAACTCAAATAATCCACCGCCTTGGTCCGATACGTTTCGGCGATATCCCTTTGACGTTTTACCAATGAATCTAACTCTTCCTTGGCGGGTAAACTTGTTCCCTCAGGCGCGTTTCTTAAAATCCCCGCATTGCTTATTTCGTAGCCGTGAAAAAGCATAAAATCCGACATTGCGTAATGAATCAACATCGGTTGGATGTAATCGTTAACCAGTGTTAAATTATTTCCCGCTAAAACATTATTTTGTACATCGGTTAAAATACGGCGATACAACTTGGTTCCTAAGATTTCCTGAACTTGTATATCTTGGGCAATTTTTACAAATGGGGTTACCTTATCAATATCGACGTTCCCTTGTAATTGGGTGTACTTAAAAAGGTGGTCCTTTGTTATCAGTAAAACATTATCGTTAACGTACATCTTATTTATTTTTTAAACTTCCCCCGTTTGGTAAATCTTTGGTTTTTGTCGATGCGATATCCCAACTTGGTGGGTCAAAAGGCACACCCGCAGAATCGGCACTTTGATTTGAAACACGCTTATAATTGTCTTGAATGTCTTTTATGCCTTGGGCTTTCTCCTCAGGTGACAACGGCAAGAACGCTCCGCCGTTCCCTTTGCGCTTTCTCATATAAGATAAACGATACCATTGATGGTGGCACGAAACTCCGCCTTTGTACTTCCAGATTGAATAACTACTACTACCTTTAGGAGCAAATTGGCCGTTAATTCCTTCGTTACCCATTGTTTCAATGTCCTCACGTCTATATACGACACCTAATTTGGCATTAGCGACCATATCCTTGCAAAACTGACGGCTATTTCCCGCCGTTTGCATTGGTGCATATCGGTAACGAATTAAATAAACGCCCTTATCATCCTTGCTTTTCTCTTCGGGTTCTGCAAAGCGTTTAAAAAACTTGTATTGCCCCTCATTATCGGCATCGGTTACAACCGCCTCTTCGATTAATTCGTACTCTTCGCCGATTACTTCACCCTTAGTTTCCAAATATTCCAACCAATCGGATTCGGCTTCGGCGGTAAATTCGGGCTTATCAGCACTTAGGTTCAATTGCTTAACTTTATTCTCGGCCCAACTTATTCCACTTTCACCACCCCAAGCATCCCACATTAATCCGCCGCAACCTTTTGTATATGGCACGTCTTTATTTTGTTGGTGTCTGCGAAAAGCCGCCATCCTTTTAACGGTTTCCTCGGATATGGGTTCCTTGTTTGCTAATTGGTGCGCCCTTGCCTTGCCTACATTTGTGCCGCAATCACCCCACCCGTTATCCATAACCCATTTTAACGCCCTTTTAGCGTTGTTTGAGGCACTTTCGGGATAGTCGGTGAATGATTCTTGCAGTTCAGTTTTTTTAAAGCCGTATTCCTTTTCCTTCGTTTCGGCATCCATTACCTTACCAGATAAATCGGTGAACTCTAAAGGTTGTAACGTCTTAAAATAAATATCCAAATTATACCCGTTGTAATTCATTACCTTTTGTACACCATTTAATAAAAGGCGTTGGAATGGTCGGATAACGGTATTATCAAAAAATATTGCTGCGGTTTTAAGTTCCTCGGCATTATTTCCGAATCCTGAATTATCTTTAATACCTAAAAGCATTGGGGATGTAATTCGGTGGGCTACCATTATTTTGGTACTTGATTCCGTGCTTAAAAATTGGTATTGATTGTGGGCATCTGACAACTGAACGGGTGTAATATCCGCCTTGGATTCTACGTTATCATTAAAGGAAAGAATAAACTTACCCGCATTGCTCGAACCGCTGAATTTGTTTTGAATTTGGGCCTCAATCATATCCTTAACTTCGGCGGGTGGTTGCCCGTTGTTAAAGTTAATCAACATCGATGGCGCAAGGCCGTTCATAATGTTATTGATATGATAATTGGCTATCTCAATCTCAAGGTTTGCGTATTGCGTTCCCCCTTGATAGTCTACGGGTGAAAAATAATAGTTACCAGTTGAATAGGGTTTGCAAACTAAAATACATTCGGTTGCGCTTTCATCAAATCCGAAAGAATCAAAACGCTTGGGTTTTTGGCCTCGCTTTAATTTTGACCAATCAGGAGCGAAATAATACCCTCTTATTTCCCCGTTCTCATCGCATCTTTCGGGGCGTAAAGTTTGGATTGGCCAATGGTGGGCGGCAACGTACTTTTTGCGGTCTTTAGATTTAACCAAATGCAAAGCGTATTGTCCCAACATCTTTAAATCCATTGCACAATTGCGCAAAGTGTCATCTTGAAAAACTTTCTTTAAATCAAGGTAACCCGCCAAATGTCGGTCTGCTTTCACAACTTCTAACCCTTCGCCGTATATCATATCCGATATACCTTTGATAGCCGAATTGTTGGTCGGGCTTCCGTAGTATAAATCGATTAGGTATTGATAATAATTATTATCTTCCCCGTATTCAACCCATTCCTTATTCTTTTGCTCTATGACTGCGGGTGTTGTGTAACTCGCTAATTGTATTAACTTAATGCTCATAATTGTATCCATTGAGGGGCAACGGGTGAAACCTCATCCCATTGCTTAAATGACTTATTTATATTAGTGCTTTCGTTACTCCAAGTGGCTAAATATTCCCACTTTAAAACATCGTCATAAAGCACCCGAATTAAAATTGTATCCAAATCTTCCGCCACGTTTGCAATCGCCGTAAGCGATGGCGTTAAAATGGTAATTTTAGAACCTACCAAAACTACATCCCTATCCGCCTCGACTAATGTCTTTGTATTTTTATGCCAAAACTGGATGTTGACTTGAGAATTTGCAGTATCAGCGATTAACTTAAACCCGTCTTGTTGCAAAATTGCGAATCCATCTTGCTGCAATAAAAAACTATCTGCACCGCCGCCACTCGTTGCCACGTCTTCAAACGAAACAAACGGGAAAAAACTTATTTGGGTGGTAGCCGAATTGATAATCATTATTTAAATAACGCAAATCAAGAACTTCGTTTGCTATATATCAAAAAAGGGGCAATAAAGCCCCCTTAATGAATGGAAAACGAACGATATTTAGGAAGCGGAAATAGTTACAACCGTTGACATATCGGCGTAACTTTCAGCGTCAACAATTGCCTTAGGTAAAGTTTCCATACCAATAAGCGTAACGGTATTCAAACGGGCATCCCCCATTTGCGTACCCCAAGCCTCAACGTCGGTGGTGGCATCCATACCCTCAACTGCACCCAACAAAGTGAATACGTTATTTCTATCCCAAGCGATTACACGCCAACGGCCTTTGGTCAAGGTGTCGAACAATTCGGCATCCGTGTCGGCGTTAGTTGGTGTGCTTCCTTTTGGCTTTAATGACAAAGTCAAAGTCTGAGTGTAGGCGGTTGTGCCGTTATCCCTTGACGTTGCTCCGCTAATTTCTAAAGTGCTTAACCCTTTCAGTTCGAAAAAGTAAGCCGTGCTTTTTACGGGGGTAGGTGATGCCCCGTTATTGATTGATAGCACCAAGCCACTTGCATCCTTGGAAACAACGTCACCAAATGCGTATGGTACTAAAAAAACGCCTCTTAATCCCCCCGCAAATTCTTTGCAAGGTTCATATCTGTTTGCTAATGTATTACAAGCCATATGTTTTTTTTATAAAAAAGGGAGGGGCAATCCCCTCCCCCTTGTTAAATTTATCTATAAAGACTAATTAAGCAATGTTAAGAATTACTTGTTGAGTCGGGTTAGTAGCCAAGATACCGCCCGTAAAACGCATAATCACACGGACATTTTGTGAACCATCGATGTCTGACATATCAATCAACTTAACTTCGTTGGTGTCGCTCAATAAGCCCGTTCCAAAATGAAGGTCAGATTTCAAACCTAACACACAATCGAAGTCGTTTAAGCCTGGACACATATTAACGGGGATACCGTTGAAGTTCATTGGCTTCTCACCGACAAAGAATTGGAAGTTGAAGTTACCAACGGCCAACGCTGCTTGGTAAGCCTTCATAGTTGATGGTCCAACGTAGTAAGCGAAACCTTCTTTGCCGTACAATGCAGCGGGGGAAGCCGCCAACATCGCTTGTAAACGAGCAACAACGTTTGTTTGGTCAGTTGCACCAGTCCCAGTTACTGAAATCGCTGAATTATCAGCAAGGAAACCGAACATACCATCTTGACCCGCAGTTACCGCAGAATCATAGAAAAGGTTTGATTTCCATATACCTAGTTCGATTGATTGAGATACTTCTGCGGCTACTTGAGCCAACAAGAACTCTTCAAAAGAAGCGGGTAATTTTTCGTATGCAGAGAATCCCGCCTGAGCCGCTTCCCAAGTAGTGCGTAAGTTGTTCTTACATAATTGTAAGTTCACTTGCTTCTCGGTGGTGGTCAAAACGTATTCGCCCAAAGTTACTGAACTGCCATCGGTAAAATCGCAAGTTGCATCGGCAACAACGATTGAATTCTGCCAGTTACGAATTACCTCTTTAAAGGCTACGTTAGGGTGAACGGTGATAAGGTCTTTCGCTAATGTTTCGCCCGAAAGCAAAGCGGCTGCGATGTACTTGTTTC